TAAGTAGTATACACTAGCGCTATCAGTACGAGAACGTCTAAAGTCAGCACATACCTTATATACTAATATATCTCTAAATTCATCGGGAATAATAGGTTCATCATCTGGGTTTTCCATACGGTATTTAAGTACCCCACAACAATCAGTTGCGCAATAATTAGTTAAGAACCTTACTAATATTTCTCTGTTAGCTTCTTGTTCGCTAGGAGTAGGATAAAGATTAATATTACCCCCATAGATATAATAGAGTATTGGCATACCTTTACAATCGTGGGGAAGATTAATAAACCTCTCATCATAGTATAATTGAACCGTAGTATCATTATATCTCATTGAGTGGATATAGCCAGGAACCATAGGATATTCTTTAACACCAGGTACAAGTACAAGGTATCTTTTTCTTTCTCTAAATTTCCAAGGGATATCTTCTCCGAGACAAATAGTTTCTAAGGCTTGATTAAGGAGTTGTTTAATCTTTTTACCTTCGGTAGTATCTGTATCTTCCCAAGTGTCTACTTCTTCGTAGAACATCTCTCTAAGACATTTATTAACTAATTCAAAATATGTAGTTCCCATAGAACTCCTTTCGGTAAGAGCCCCCTCTTTCGAGGGAGCGAAACCATATTAGCTGTTATGACATGCTTACGAAACCTTTAATTAAAGACTTCGGTTGGATAATAGCAAAACCATAAAGTTGCAAAGCACGAACGATATCAGCAAAGCTATCCAAATCTCTCAAAGCTTCAACTTTTTGGAATTGGTTAGCAAATGTAATACCCATCTTAGTACCAGCAATAAACGGTTGAGCATTAGCCCCAGTACCAGTTACGTTAGCGATGTTAGTATCTTGCATAATTTCAAATCCAGCAATTTGTTTTCTTTCACCAGATTTCAAGATATCATCACCAGCAACAGTCGGGTGAGTCAAGTGAGTTGATTTCAAGAACATACCGTAAACTTTCGGAGTTACACACAACATAGGTTTAAGCTGTTTAGCTTCTTCTTGAGAACCTTTAAATGTGTAATAACCTTCTGAACTTAATACACCTTTTTCTGTCAATTTAACTTTAAGGTCTACAACGAAATCATATACGTTATTAACAGTTACAGCAGTCGGAGCAACAGAAGTACCTACAGCTTCTACATTAGCATCATCAAAGATAGCCTGTTGAAGTTCTAATGAGATAGCATCCTGCATTTTCTGCATACCCATTGCCAAGTAACCTTCAATTAAGTTAAACTGAGATTGAGCTTGTTCAACGTCATTGAATTTGAAAGCAACGTTTCTTGACTTGTCGATAACCAAAGTTTTTTGTGTCGGAGCTACAGCAGAAGCATCAGCTACGATACCAGAACCTAAGATAATGTTATCAGGGTCAGGCAAAGAGATACGAACTGTATCACCGAAAGATTTTATTTCACCTTCCCATTCTCTGTTAGCGAAATCGTTAATGAAGTTAGTCATTGTTTTTTCAACAAGAGCTAATTTCTTTGACCAAATTTCGGGAACAAAGTTGGAAATATTATTAGCACCATTTGGCATAGTTTATATTCCTTTCTATAATTTACTACTATACATACAAGATAACTACGTCTAAAGTACCAGCCGTAATACCAGCAGTACCAACCGTAAGTTTAACAGCATCTCCTGTTGCAATAACTGGAGTAGCCAAAATTTGAACTACAGAAGTTCCTTTAATATCAGCAACAGCCTCAGCAGTACCAAGAGCAGTTGAACCAATATTAGCCAATACTGTACCAGATGTTCCAGCAGTTAAGTTGTTTTCAACGTTACGATAAATAACGCCAAGAATTACTTTACCTTTCGGAATAACATGGTTAGTAGCAATAGAACCAGTAGCAATACCTTCTTCGCCATTAAATAACAAGTCTACACCGAAGTTAGGAACAGTATTAACTTGTCTTAAAAAATTATCTGCCATCTTATATCCTTTCTATTTTATCAAGCCCTGTATCATTTGTTGTTCAATTATTTTTTGGTTCTTAGCAAATGTAGCATCATCCATTTTTCTAATCTCATCTCTTGTAAATACGTGAGAACCAGATTGAGTAGGATATGTTTGTTGTTGCTGAACCGCTACAGAATTGTTCAATACTTCATTAGGATTTGTTTGTAAGTTTAATTTACCATACTGCATACCAGCTTGAAAAGCTTCCTGATAAATTGATTTAGCCCTAGAGAGTAAGTCGTTTAAAGAATTACGGTTAACATACTGTTGAGGAGTCGAGTTTATATACTCATTGACAAGGTTGTTAAGAACTGGTGAAGCTTGAAGGAGTTCATTATTCTCAGAATAAAAAGAATTAACATCTCTTGAAACCACATAGTTCTGAACCTCCTGTTGTTTAGCCTCATAAGAACGAGATAATCTGTCTAAAGAGGTTTGTAACTCGTAGTATGATTTAGGGTCTTTTTCTAACAAAGCCTTTGAACTAGCTTCGATAGCCTCTGGTCTATAATCTACTCCATATTTGTTACACAATCTAATGTACTCTTGTTGGGCTTGGTTCTGAATTATATCAAGAGCCTGAGTAACTTGAGCAGTATTATAGTCCACATTTTCTACACCTAGACGGTTTTTAAGGTTAGCAATTTCATTGTCTGTAAGTTCATACTCTTTTAACCTTGAAGCTAACTTGTCGTATTCTTCCTGAGTAGGAGCCGAAGGCGGTGGTGGTGTAGTGCCTCCGTTATTTGTTATATCTTTATCGTCCGTACCTTGCTGAGTATTTTCTTCATTACCTTGAGGTTGCTGAGTTTGTGTATCAGTAGGTTGAACTTGTTCTCCTGGTTGTACTGTTGTAGTAACATTAGTAGTATCTGGAGTTGATACTTGAGGATTTGTAGTTTGTTCATCTACCATCTACTATTCCTCCTGTCCTAATCTTGCGAATGTGTTATCCCATTTAAGAGGGAGTTCATCAAACATTTCTAAGCAAAGTCTTACACCAGCTATGAAATCTGAGTTGATTGCTCCGCCTAATTGTACAAGATTAAACATATATTTGATTATGTAATCTTTACATTGTGCAAACTCTTTTTCTTTTCCCATCTTGAAGTCTTTAAAACATTTACATTCATTCAGGAATTTTTCATCAGCTTTTCTTTTTTCTGCCAGAGCTTCTTCTCTAGCTTTGCGGACTGCTTCATCTTCCGCTTTTTCTTCTTGTGCGAACATTGTACTCATTTCTTCGTTCATAGTAAATAAGCTTCCTTTCTGTTATTTTACATTAACGGTTCTTGTTCTTCTTGAGGTTGGATAAGACTGTCTGCAATAAGAGGAGTAAAGGCCTTAGTCCTACTCATCATAGCTTGTCTCCAATCTTCTAATTGTTCTGGGGGTACTCCTAGGTCTGCCCCTTGGTCTCTAAACTGTTGGTTTAAGTTCATCATTTCAAATATCTGGTCAGTCTCTTTGAAGTTCATTCTGTTGAGTAACCATTTCAAGAACTCACTAGCAGTTTGAATGTCCATCAAGCCAGACAACGATTGAAAGGCAGGTGAGGAGAGGAGTTGGAATAGCTTCTGAGTTTCAGCTTCACGTTCAACAGAAGTTTGGCTATCACCCAAAAGGAAAGTGTAGTTGCCGTTACGAACTTCATCAGTTACTTCGGCATATTTGTTATCTGGCAATCGGACATATCTTGGTTCCACATCATATATCTTTTTGAATAGTGCGTGGAGTTTAACTATCGGGAGGATTATCCTTGATTGGAATAGATAAGCTTCCCTTGCAATTCTCATTGTAGCACCAGCGTGGATGTAAGTAGACTCACTTGCAGTTCTTACAGCACCTTCTTGGCTACCTAATAAATATTGTGTAACACCTGTAGCACCCTCTATCTTATCCTTGAAGAACTTATCAAAATCAAATCCTCTAAGGCCAGAAGTAAAATCAACCTTTTGAGGAGCTGGAGTTCCAAGAGTATTAGGGTCATATTCTATAGGTTTACCAGGAACTAATCGTGTGTAACTTGGAAATGCACCTTTAGGAGCAAGGAATACTGGGTCAACATTAAGTTGCCAAGCTCTCATCATTAAGTCCACACACATATTTTCTACGTCATTCAGGATAGCTGGTATCTTCATTGGACTTTGGCCACGAAGTGTATCAGGTCTTTCCATATAAGTTCCATAGACAATAGGACATTTGGGTTTAAGAGATTTTTCCATGCGGGCAATATATTTACCAGCAATAATGACAATCTCTGCATTACGAACAATATCAAGAGTATCAGGAACCATATAATCCCCGTAGTATTCAAGGACTTCTATATTATTCCCAATGACCTTAATATCGCTATCAATAACTTTATTGCGTAAATCACCTATATCCTCGTTCTTATCACATAATTCTTTTAATTCTTTTTGTTCTTGAGCTGTGAGCTTATAAGAAGTATTAGCCAATATATTTTGAATTGGAACAAATGCTCTATAAACCTTGCCACAAGCATCCCAATTATCTTTTTGAGATTTGTCATAATATAAATTATGGGGGTCAATCCTCTTAACATCTACACCTCTAAACGTAACTACGTCTTTCATAACAGTTTGGACTTCTTCATAGGTCTGTCCAGTAACCTCATCAAATACTTGAACTATTTCTTTTTGTGGAACTTGTACTACTTTCTCTGTCCAAGCTACATAGGCTGAGCCTTCACCTTTTGTAGTCCAATCGAATAGAATTTCATCAAGGGTAGATTTAAGATTTATATTATTATAATCATATACCAAAGAGGCTTTATAGATACCAGAGAGGTTATTAGAACGTAAGTCTTGTCCTTCTATATCTACAAGCCCATCATAATTTTGATATGTTGAGCGATATATTGCACTTGTATATGTTTTAAACTGCTCATAAGTTGAAGGAACCTTTTTAAGTTTTAATCCCTCGTTAGCATATCCTGGGTAGAGGTCTTTTAATAATTTGAGAGTCTCTGCTCTAGAAACCCCTAAGTCTGAATACCAAGTCTTAAACTTCTCATTAATATCAGCGCATATTTCACAACGTCTATCTTTAGTAAGTAATTTCTTTTTATTGTCTTTAATGTAATAAGTAACCATTAGTATTCCTTAAATTTTCCATCAAATGCATCACTCATTGCTTCACCTTCGAAAGCTTTGATATCCACATTCTTGATAGGATAGTATAAACAAATTAAATAACTAACCGCATCAATAGGGTGGATAAGGAATTTTGCATTTGGGTCTGATTTCATCTTACCAGTTGAGACTTTTTTGGGACGAGAAGTTCCTGGTTCAACTTCTAAGTTTTCTATATTATATAATAAGTGCTTACAGCTAGGATGGATAAAGATATGAGGTTGTTTATCACTACCATAAACCATATTATTCCAACAATTAATTCTGTAAGGTATACCTGGGTTTTTAGGAAGTATTCTAACATCTACGTTAGTGAACCCCATATTTCTTAGTTCATTCCTCATTATAATATAGTCTGCACCCTTGGTAGTATTACTATCTCCAGAACTGTCTCCGTTTATTATTATAGCACTATTTTTATAATTTGTCAATACCTCTCCCAAAATCCTTGTAGATAGGGCGGTTGTGGTATTTGTGTGGACAAGTTCTTTTAATACGTATACGTTATTATCGTAATGCTGACAGATATACCAACACATTGGGTCTACGTTAAAGTCGCAAGTAACATGGATAGGAAACTTGGGATTATATTTAACATCTATTACTTGTTTATCTTTAACAAAATGTTTGGTTAATAGCCCTTGAGAACAGTCAATATCTTCACCTAACACATACATTCTGAAATAGTCCTCGTTATAACTATCTCTCATTGTCTCAATATAACCTTTAGGAAGATAAATATTCTGAGTTGTTGGAGCTAAAATACGTCTATAATTC